AATCAGACGGGAATTTACGAAGTGAATCTGTGTTTGAACACTGTAGGTCAGACGGCGTGTCAGTTTCGGGTGGGTAGTCTAGCAAGTGATTCACTTGCGCCGGGCGGCACGACCCCTGTGTATCTCTATTCGTACAGTCCCATGTATACCCAAGATCCCACAACCGCCATTCAATTACCCTTGAACATCACCAACGTGGCCAACGTCTACTTCGTCGAGTGCTCATTCCCCGGAACTTTGACCGGAAGTGTCGCTCTCGAACAGGCCTCAACCTTCGTCTCGATCAAACCCATCGGCGGCTACATAAACTCGGCCACGAACCCCTGGGTCCAACAGGGCACCTCTGTCTACTACAACGACGGGCCCGTAGGTATCGGCGGCGTCAACCCCACTGCGCTCACAGAGACCCTGACGGTCAACGGAACCACCGCGCTTGTCGGGAACGTGACGGTCACCTCGGACGCGAGCGGGTCGACCTACGTCCTGGGCAAGAGAGTCCCGGCCGGATCTCTGGACGTCTCTCAGTACGTGACCGGGTCTGTGCCTCTGACCACGACCACAAATTTGATCCAGAAATATTTGTCGAATGCGGCGACGATTGTGAGCACGGCGCCGACGTACAACCCGGCGTTGAGTCTCTCAAACACGGCAGGAACAACGTGTAATTTAACGGCGTATCACTCTACTCATTACAACCTCGCGACTTCCAACTTGTTCCTCGAGGCGTGGATTTACGTATCAACCTTGCCGAATAATCCCGGAATTTTTGAGATTACAGACGGAACGAATGCTGACATGGGATTGTTTATTTCAGCCGCAAATGGGCTTCAGGGTTACGTCAGCAACACAACTGGCACGACCACAAGTAGTTCGTTTACTACTGCGATCAGTACGTTGACATGGACGCACATCGCCATGTCGTGGAATTACGTTACACAGAAAATTTTCACGTTCAAAAACGGAGTGCGCGGTGGGCCATCGGGTACAATGAATGGGACGCCACGATTTACAGAAGGCAAGTCTGTTTATTTGGGAGACCGCTCTACTGTCGCTGTCAGTAATCAGTTGAATGGTTACATCTACGACATGCGCGTTATTCGCGGTTCCACCGTACCCGACTCCAGTTTCACCGCCCCGGCAACCCCCGCCGTCTTTTCACAGACCACCTTGCCAAGCTACACGGGCCTCTCGGCATTGACGGGCAACACGATCGCCTTGGCCCTCCAGACATCGTACTTCCCCGGCGCTTCCACCTCGCCCTATGGACCTTGTTTGACCTTGCCGGGGACGGTGGGGTCTTATTACAATGCAGGTGTCAATTCGGCGTTTAATACTAATTGGTCAACTTCGGGATTCACAGTTGAGGCTTGGGTGAATTACGCGAGTCTGGCTAATTCAGGGACATTTCCAGTCACAATTAGTCACATGCAACCGACAGCTGGAAACATTGACTGGGGTTTAGGAACATCGGTAACAGGTCAGATTGTATTTTACTACAATGGAAACGGGGCCACGTCCTTTGTAAGGTCAGGAGCGAATGCATTAATTACTGGACAGTGGACTCATATAGTTGTTCAGTGTAATGCCCTGCGAATTTTCTTATTTGTCAATGGAATTCAGAGAACAGATTTGACGACCAGCTACACAAACGCGGGTACGGGGTCTGCAGCGTCTATAGTCACACCGATCGGGCTTGACACGACAAGTACCCCACTCTGTATGGGTCAATACAACAACCTCACTGGCCCCAACTTCGCCATCGCCAAGGCCCGTCTCGTGTTCGGCACGTCTGGAGCCAACGGCAATGTCTATTCAAGCGGAAACTTCACCCCGAATCCCAATTTCAATCCAACCCTCCCATCGGGCGCCACAGTCGCATGGTCTTTGGAGAGTAAGTACCCTCTGCCCACCTACCCGTCATTCTTCGACGTTCCGGTCCTTCCGCAACAGACTCCGGCCTACGGCGCCGAACCCACACCCATCGGCGGCGTCACATCAAACGTCCTCAGCCCCTACCCGACCACGTATCCGCAACTCGACTCGATCCGTTTCGACGGCACCGGCTACATCGACTATGGCAACGCGGCGTCTTCGGTTCTTTGTAGTAATTTGTGGGCCAGTCCGTGGACTATTGAGGGGTGGGTGTACACACCGAGTTTCAGTACGTTTCAACCTATTTTATTCAGGTCACAACCTGGCAGTGGTCCTGGGTACTACGATATAGGACTTTTCATTAACCAAACATCCGGAACTATTCAATTTGCGTGTGGAAATTTGTCGGGGTCAGGATCGGGTGTGACGGGTTCAGCACTTGCACTGAATACCTGGACCCATATCGCAGTCACGTGGGATGGCGTGCGCTCTAACATCTACCAGGGAACTTCAGGAACTTCATCAACGGTCGCATCCAACCCCGTTACGTCATCTTTCACTACATTTAATCCAACATTTCCCACACACATAGGTACATGGCAGGCCGGCTCCCCCGCGTACCTCTCCGGCAACCTCGCCGACGTCCGCGTGTCCAACGTCGCTCGGTACACCGGCTCGAGCTACACGGTTCCGTCCGCGCCCTTCACAACGGACTCCTCGACCCTTTTGCTCCTCAAATCCCTGGGCGGACAGGTCGGAACCACTTTGGAGGTTCAGGGACGGGGCTTGAACGCAGTTTCCCTCGGGGCGACTCAAACGGTCCGCGCCTACCCCCCGGCGCCCATGTCGTCTTATTTGCTCGATACAACTTCGAACGCCTCGGTGACCTACGGGCAGGGGAAGTATGTGGCGAGTTCCTCATCTGAAAATTCTACATATTCAGGAATTTGGAGTGCGTTCGATAAAGTGTACTCGATGTCAATCAAGTGGATTTCGAACGGAACGTATTCCACAACACCCCCATACAGCTATACCGGTTCTGTCGGTACAGTCGACACACTCGGTAACTCCTATGCAGGTGAATGGGTTCAGCTTCAGATGCCAGTCTCGATAATTCTCAGCTCAGTCAACTACAGTTTCTATATAGATTCTAATTACGAATCAACTAAACTATGGGTTCTTGGTTCACGCGACGGAATCAATTGGACTTTGGTCGCGACTCAGGTGGGCATCTCGTCCTTGAGTGTAACGATAAATGTAAGCACGACACAAGCATACAACTACTATAGGATTGTTCTCGGACCTCTTTATGGCACGGGAGGACTCGCAAGTGCTTCTGAAATTATATTTTACGGCACCGAAGAGTCCCTCTGCGTCACCAGCGACGCCAAGGTTGGCGTGGGCATCGCCAACCCTCAGCGCGCTTTGGAGGTTGCCGGCGACCTTATTGTGGGCGGCACGATCAGTGGAGGTGCTGGAATGGGCGGGTTCCGCAACCGCATCATCAACGGGGACATGCGGATCGCGCAGAGGGGGGTGGGGCCGGCCGCAGTTACATTTGGCGGTGCACAGTTTTATCAATTGGATAGGTTTGGAATTTTGTCGGCAACCGTGACCGGTGGGCTTCAGCAGGCGCAGCAGACCCTCGTCGCGTCCGACACGCCTTACCAGCTAGGATTCAGGAATTCTTGGAGAGTAACAGTCACGTCTGCACTTACTTATAACTATATTCAACCCAATCACGTTGTAGAGGGTTACAATATAGCGGATCTTCAGTGGGGAACCTCGTTTGGTAGTCCAGTGACTATTTCATTCTGGTTCCGCGCCAACCACCCCACAGGCTCTTTGCTCGGTGTGACGCTCCGAAACCTGAACAGCAATCCATCGTACGTAGCTCCATTTACGGTCACTAATTCAGGGGTATGGCAGTTCGTTTCGTTTACGGTTCCTCCCCCACCGAACGGCGGCACCTGGTACATAGATAATAATTCTGGAATTGTCATTACATTTTGCGGGTATCAGACGACCGGCCTTTCACCAGTAGTGAATTCTTGGACGGCTGCCAATTACGTAGGACAGGCTGGTGGCTATAACTGGTTCGCCAACGCCGGCAACTACATCGAGTTCACAGGAGTCCAGCTCGAGCGCGGGACTGTGGCGACCCCGTTCGAGTTCCGGCCGTTCGCGACCGAGTTGGCGCTGTGTCAGAGGTACTTTTATGTACCAAATGCCGCATTGTCTGTTTCCATGGTATTCGGAACTGGTTACGCCGGGGGGACAACAACGGCTTATATTAATATTCCTCACCCAGTTACTATGAGAGCCTCCCCAACTGCCATATCAAATAGCGCAGTTGGCACTTTTCAAATTGGATATATTGGAACAGCCACTCCAGTAACGGCTATAGCCGCAGGTGCACTCGGTCCATATAATTCCGCGCTGACTATCACTACGGCAGCCGTTTTGACGGGCGGTCAGGGCGTCAACATGACGGCCGTGTCAACTTCAGCCTTCCTAGGATTTAATGCCGAACTCTAGTAGATATGACTCAGCTCGTAATTCTGGACTCCGTGACCCTCGCAGTCATTGATTGGTACTTTAGCGACAGTCCCATAGTTCCAGTGACCACCGGTATCCGCCTCGAGGTTCCAGAGGGTCTGAGCTGGAGCGACGTCAAGGGGGTTCAGGACGGTGATCACGTCACGCTCGTCGAGGACCCCATCAAACTCCAAGCCAAGATCGACGCCGCATGGACCCAACTGAGAGCCCAGCGCAATGACCGCCTCACAGCCTCGGATTGGACGCAGCTTCAAGACACTCACATGTCTACAGACAAACAGGGCGCGTGGGCCGATTACCGCCAGGAACTCCGTGACTTGCCTGACATGGTCCAGATCACAAGTCCAGAGGACTTGGTCTCCATCACGTGGCCTCTCAAGCCGGGTGAGATTCCGCCAACGCCAGTCGCCTCATCAAGATTCGGATCTCTTCTAGAACACGCGGGTGAGGAACCCGCGGTCGTTGAGGAGGTCCCGGTCGTTGAGCCCGTTGAGGAGGTCACGGAGGCTGAGCCGGTCGAGGAGGTCCCGGTCGTTGAGGAGGTCCCGGTCGTTGAGGAGGTCCCGGTCGTTGAGGAGGTCCCCCCCGTTGAGGAGGTCCCGCCCGTTGAGCCCGTTGAGGAGGTTCCTGCGGTCGAGGAGGTCCCGCCCGTTGAGGAGGTCACGCCCGTTGAGCCCGTTGAGGAGGTCCCGCCCGTTGAGGAGGTCACGGAGGCTGAGCCGGTTGAGGAGGTCACAGAGGTTCCGGTCGTCGAGGAGGTCACGGAGGCTGAGCCGGTTGAGGAGGTCACAGAGGTTCCGGTCGTTGAGGAGGTCACGGTCGTTGAGGAGGCGCCGGTGGAGCCCGTTGTTTAAATCTTTTTGAAAATTCACTCGGGTCAGTAGACCCATAGACTCAATGGAACCGGGTGTTCCATTGACTTTATGGAGGTTAGTTAAGGTAGTTATAGTTATGGTCCCTTTTTACTCAGCTCAACTCAAAATGGGGGCATTTGTTCAAGTACCCCCTTTTTCATTCTCAACTGACTAAAAGTTGTTAACTACTATAACTACTGTAACTGTATATACAAACTCCAACCAATTTCGAGAGTTAACGAAAGTTAACGTAAATTTTATGATAACTGTGGGACTTTCGTGGGGTCGATTGTGTACCAGGCCACGTTCGCGGTTCGACGCTCGACCGCCACCCCCGCGACCTTCTTCATATATATTGCGAACCGCACGGCGTCTTTGGCCTTGTAGTCCGTGAACCCATTCTCGGCCAACCATACGCGAAAGTCCTGATAGTACTCTGACCCCTTGAACTCTTGGGGCCGCTCGAACCCACCCACCTTGTGGTGAAGGAACATGAGCTCCTTGTCGACCGACATGTTCTTGATCTCCTTGTAGAGTTCCGTGATGGGCCTATCAGCCTGAAAATTCGTACCCGAAATGTCGATGTCTCGCAAGAGGTCGTACACGGCCCGGATATTCTCAGGCCTATCCAAGTACCGGTACAACTTTGAAAAGTACGCATGGTTGCCCTTGAGTCGGTCTGAAACCTCGAGGACCGCGTACCGCCTGTCATCGGCATCGAGCTTTACTGGATCGTGCTTATTCGTCGTCAGGACAAAGTTAGCACAGTTCAGTAATTCGATGGACATCTTACCCTTGGACTCGAACGGCAAAGTCTCGCCCGTGATGTACGATTTGAACGGATCCGCATTCATCTTGAGTGTCCCGACGTTGAAATCGTCCACGAC